TACTCGCGGGCCGACTGGGCGGCGACGCCGACGGGGATCGTGAACGGTCCCCCCGCTGACACCTCGTCGTAGAACGGGTCGGCGACGAACGCCTGGGGGGTGAGCGGGTAGTCGCTGGGGCGGGGTCGGGCGGAGCGGGCGATGACCACCTGGCGGTCGCCGATGTACGCCGCTTTCAGGTCGAGTCCGACGAGGCCGTCGGTGGCGCCGACACCAAGGATGCTGTGCTTCTGGTCGGCGCGGAGGTTGATCGCCTCGAGGAGGTACCAGCCGCTGTAGGGGGCGAGGAGCACGTCGTCGGTGTACAGGTATTCGAGGATCCCGGAGTGAGTGGAGACGGTGATCCTGCGCTCCGGGTTGTCGACCAGCTCCGACAGCTGATGCACGGCCTGCCATGTTGTCTCCCCTGTCACGGTGCAGCCCCGCAACCCGCGGGCGAGGGTGCCGGCGACGACCTCGGCCGACCACGACAGCTGGGGGTCGTACAGGGTGAGCGGGACCGGCCCGATCCACGTGATCCCCATCAGGAGTAAGCCAACCGGCGGTCGTGCAGCGACCGGGATAGCTGCTTCCCGTCGAGGATCACGTTCGGTGGGGTACGGGCCAGCGCCGCGGCGATCGAGGACGCCAGCCGCTCGTAGTCGATGCCGGCGGCATCACCGGTGGGGCGCAGGTTCTCGTTGGCGCCGGTGTTGTTGACACCGACGAAGACACCCGGGGGGACGACGCCGCCCTGGTCCATGGTCCCGGCCCAGTGGGCGCCGAGGGTGCCGCCCCGGGCGAGATGGTCGTACCCGTGCCCGGACCAGGTGAGGAGGCCGGGGTAGTGGCCGGAGCCGAGCCCCCCACCGGTGTGGAGGGCGCCGAGGATGTCGCCGTAGCGGCCGTTGGAGAGGGCGTCGATGGTCGCCTGGATGCCCTGCTGCCACGACACGTACGCCCCGATGTCCCCCTGGGACCCGGTCTTCGAGTAGCCGGGCTCCGGCTGGGTGGTGTTCAAAGGGTTGTAGCGGGCGGTGTTGTGCCAGTTGCCGCCCTCACGGTTCTCCCACGCCACGATCGACGCCACGTTGGCCTGGGTGACCGGGTCGCCGAGCGCTTGGAGGAGGTTGACGGCGAAGTCGTTCGGGGTGTTGATCGCACCCACCGGCCCGGCCGTCAATCCGAGGAGGCCGCCGGTCTGCTCCCCGGCGGTTCCGCCGACGCCGAGGCTGTCGATGACCGCCTGTCGGACCATGTTGGCGGCCGCCGGGAGGATTCCCAGGATGTCGTCGGGGACGCCGAGCTTCGGGAGGGCGTCCAGGGCGGCCCGGGCCCCGGAGAGGGCGTCGTTGACGAGGCCGCTGATGGCGTTGCCGATCCCGCTGAAGAACCCGCCTCCGCCGCTGCCGGAGGGGGCCCCGGTGAGGAGGTTCTTCATGGCCTGCCCGGCGCCGGTGGCGCCGCCGCCGTGCTGGAGGGGGTTGCCGGTGCCGTGCTGCGCGAAACCGATTTCCAGCCACCCTGGGGGGGCTGCGGAGCCGTTCTGCGGGTCGGTGGTGTTCGTCACCGCTATCTGCTGACCGGCGTCGACGTGCGCCCCGATCAGGCCGGGCAGGACGTGGGTGTGGCCGTAGTAGACGGTGTCGGACGGGACGCCCGGCGGGGCCTGGTCGAAAGTCTCCCACGGGTAGTCGTTCCCGAACCCGCCCGGGTCCCGGTTGCCCAACCCGAGCCGGCCGGCCAGGATGGCCAGCACCGGCCCCCCGGCGCCCTCCTGGAGGTCCCAGCCCTCGTCTACCCGGTCCTCGCGGCCGTGCGTCGGGAACGGCCACAGCACCCCGCCGGCCGCCATCAGCTTCGCTCCCAACGACTCGTACAGCTTGCGGGCGTTGTCGCGGTGCGCCGGGTCGGTGGGAATCACGTACTCGGGGTGCGGTCCCCCCTCGTGGACGATCGCCGTCTCCTCCGAGGTGACGAACCCGGGCCCGATCGGTGTCTGGCCGAGGCCGCCGCCGGTGGCCATCGGGCGGGCCATCCCACCGTGGCCACCCGCCGGGGCGCTCCCACCGCTGGCGCCGCTGGTGGAGGAGCGGACGGAGTTGGCGGCCTGGTCCAACACTTTCTGGGTGTTCCCCGCCCCGACCGCCCCCGCTATGTTCGCCACCACGTGCAGGAAGTCGGCGACGAGGCCGCCGATGAACTTGATCGCGTCCTGGATGCCGGTCTGCACGCCTGACCACACGTCGGACCACACCTGGCCGATGGTGCGGAACACGGGCAGCAGGTCGTTGTTGATGTACCCCTTCAGCGCCTCCCACGCCGGGTGGATCACCTTGTCCCACGCCCAGGAGATGGCGGCGCCGATGGTGTCCATGACCGGCTTCACGGCGTTGTCGTAGATGAAATGGAAGACCGGGACCAGGATGTCCTTCACGTAGGCGACGAGCAGATCCCAGATCGGCTTGATGACGACGTTCCAGGCGATGCTGATCGCATCCTTGATGACCGCCCACACCAGCTGCACACCGAACTTGAGGATGTCGAACTCGACGATCAGGTAGTCGCGGATGAACCCGTAAAGGGCATCCCAGACCGGCTTGATGACGTCGCGCCACGCCATCGAGATCGCGTCAGAGATGAAGCGCCAGGCGTCGCTGATCCCGTGCCACAGCTTCTCGGCGAAGGGGATCAGGTAGTCGGCGACGAGATGCCACATCTCGTTCCACGCCGGCTGGATCACGCCATGCCAGGCGCCCTTGATGACCGCCTGCGTTTTCTGCCACGCCCCGTCCACGAAGTCGTGGAACCCCTTCGAGTTCTTGTACAGCTCGTACAGGCCCGCCCCGATCGCCGCCACCGCGGCGACGACCAGAGCGGCCGGGCCGAGTATGGCCGCCAACCCTGCAGCGCCTTCCGCCCCCGCCGCGCCTGCCGCTGGGGCGGTCGCCGCGAACGCCGCCCCCACGTCCGTCCCGACCGCCAACGGGGCCGCCCCTGCGGCGCCGACGTCACCGGCCATCGTGGCGGCACCGGCCGCGTCGGAACCCAACCCGCCGGCCGCCTGGGCGATGCCTTTGCCTCCCCGGCCCTTCAGGAGGGCCCCGGCGACGAACGCCATCGGCCCGGCCGTCATAAGTGGCTGAGCGAGCTTCTCGCCCGCCTTCGCCAAGAAATCCTTGATCCCGGCCAGCAGCGAGTCGATCTTGCCGGCGAAGGTCTTCGACTGCGCCTCGGGGATCCCGCCGTACTTCTTCTCCAGCTGGGAGATGAAGTCGTTGAATTTCTTCTGGTACTCCGCCGCGGCCGCGTCGGCCTGGTCCTTCTTCGCCAGGGCGGCGTCGTTCTTGGCGGTGTCCTTGCCGACCGTCTCCTTGAGTCGGGCCTCCTGCTGCTGCTCCGCCAACGTCATCGTCGACCCGTCGCCCTTGCGGACGATTTTCGCCAGTTCAGCCTGGGCCTTCAGGACAGCCTCTTGGGCTTTGAGGATCTGCTCATCCTCACTCTTCGCCTGCTTCGCGGCGTCAGCCTGCGCTTTCCCGACCGCCAACTGGGCGGCCGCAACCGACTTCGCTCCCGCCTCGGCGACCGTTTCCGCCCCGGTCTGGGCCTTTCCGACGTTCGCCTCGGCCCGGCCGACCGACTTGGCGTCCGCCTCCGACACCTCCCCGGAGTGCTGCTTGGCTTTCACGACGGCGTCCTGGGCGTTACGCAACGCCACCTGGCGGGCGTCGGCGGCCGCCGCCCTCGGGTTATTCGTCAACGCCTGCGACTGCTGCAGGTCGGCGAGGCGCTGCTGGGCGTCGACGACGGACTGCTCCGCCTGCGCCTGGTTGTCCGAAGCCTGCGCCTGGGCGTCGGACACCAACTGAATGGCGTCAGCTACCCGCTGCTGGGCGGCCACATTGTTGTCGGCGGCGGTCTGGCGGACGTTTGCGAGGTTCGTCTCGGCGTCGGTGATCCGCTGCTGGGCGGCCACGTCGGCGTCCGCGAACTGTTGCCGCAGATCGGAGACGTGCTGCTCCGAGTTGGCGATCCGGTCGTTCGCGGCCGACACATTCGCGGCGTACGCCTCCTGGGCGGCCTGGCGCTTCTGGGCTACCTGCGCCTCGAAGTCGGCGAGGCGCTGCTGGGCGTCACCGAGGGCGGTCACCGTGGCTGTGTACGCCTTGTCGGCCGCGTCGGCGGCCTTCACGGTGTCGGTCGCCCCGGTGATGTTGATACCCAGCTGCTTCGCGGCCCGGAAGTTCCCCGCCCACGCCGAGGCCAGCATCGTCGCCGCGGCCGTCAAATCCATGTGCCGCTGCTTCGCGATGATGGTCGCGTCGTTCAACAAGCTGAACGACCGGGTGGTGTCGCCGGTGGCCCCGACCAGCTTCGACAGGGCCTCGTTGGTGTCGGCGTTGGTGAAACCGAAATGCTGCTGGGTGGTGTCCGCCGCCTTGATCTGCCCGGCGTAATCCGACACCGACTGCCCGGCGTTGGTCATCACCGTCGACAGGTCGGCGTTGGCCTTCTCCAACGGCCCCGCGAAGCCCTGCAGGATCACCCCGAGCCCCGTCGCCGCCAAACCGATGCCCTCCATCGCGGCACCGATCCGGGACCGGGCCGACTCCGCCCCCTTCGCCGCGGTCGAGAAACCGAGGGCCACCTTGTCGCCGAACTGGGTGAACAGGGCCCCCACCGGGCCCGCCTGGCCGCCCAGCATCATCAAACCCTGGCCGACCGACGACATCGACGTGTTGGCCCGGGCCGCCGACTGCGACAGGTTCGACTCGAGGGCCGCCCCCGCCTGCCGTGACGCCTGGTTGACCCCCGCCGCCAACTGGCCGCCGAAATTGGCGAAGTTCGGGGATATGTCGACGTACGCGGTTCCGGCCGAAATGCCGCCACCCGAGAGCATGCTCATTTCAGCCTCCCCGGGGCGCTAGGTGTCGGGCAGTAGGTGACGGACCCTGCGAAGAACGCCTTCATGGCGTCGACGTCCATCGCCTGCGGCGCCTCGTCGGTCACCGGCTTCCCTTCGGCGGGGATGTCTTCGCGGTGGCCGCGGCGGGCGATGCGGATCGGCTCCGGTTGCGGGGTGCCCTCTTTGGTGTTCGCCGCGAAGAAGTCCCGGTTCCCCCGGTCGACGACCTCGATCAGCAACGACAGCAGATCCTCTATCGGCGACCAGCCGACCAGTTCCGGGTCGAGCGCCCGGGCTAACGCCGAGTCCTGGGGGAGCCCTGCGATGAGGGCTTTGATGCGACGGAGCGAGAAGCGACCGGAATGGCCGGCTTCGCCGCTGCCGCGGTGGCCGTAGCACGCCTCTGGGAGCGATTTGGTGTAGTACCGCTGGAAGTCGGCCTCGATGGGGTCCCATCGCTCGGCGACGAGCTGGGCGAGGCCTGCGATTCCCCCGGCGATGTGAACCCGTAAGCCCCGGCCAGCATGTCGGCCAGGTCCTTCAGGTCGGACAGGGTCGGTTTGTGGCCGTGGAAGCGTTCCCACGCCGACGGGACCCCATCCTCACCGACGTCGCCTTCCTCGTCTTCGAGTAGAGCTTGGACGAAGGCGGTGGGCCGCCCGTACATGAGATGCTCGGCGGCCTCCAAGCCGAGCTCGGACGGCAGGATGAACGTCTCCCCGCCGAAGACCACCTCGAGCGGTTCGCCTTGCGCCTCGCGGCGCGCCGCCCTGGCGGCATCAAGGTCGAGGATCATCAGGAGGCGAACGCCGGGTGGTTGGTCAAGATGTTGAACGGGGGGCCGCTGGCAGGCCCGGTGAGCCCGTAGTTGCACGCCAGCTCGGACGGCTTTGTCCGCACGATCTCGGCGTCGACAGCCCCCGAGACGATCCCGTTCGCCGCCAACAGGCGGAACTGGTAGGCGCCGTCCGTCCACTCGATGCCGAGGGCGCGGGAGTCGGTGACCCCGGGCGACGGGGGCGCGTAGTTGTAGTACCCGGAGCTGTTGGCGACAGGCATCGCCCCGGCCGGGGTGGCGGCGCCGGTGTCGGTGTAGGTGAGGACGTTGCCGACGGTGGCGAGCAGGAGTTCCGCGCCGACGGCGCGTCCGTAGACCTTGTAACCGGTCGCCCCGGTGACCGCCGTCCAGGTGACGGTGACGGTGTTGGTGGTTGTGGTGTTGGGGACGACCTGGGTGACCTCCGGCGACGGAAGCGACTCGCCCACCGCGTTCAGGGCGGTGACCCGGTACGCGTAGGTCCCGGCGACCAGGGTGCCGCCCGTGGTGGCCGTCGCCGCTGTCGGCGCGGCCGGGGTGGTGAGCCCGGCGGTAGCGGTGACGATGCCGCCGCCGTAGGCGAAGGTGACACCCGACCCGGACCATTGCATCAGGGCGAACATCAGCGATGAGTCCCGGCCGATGATCTGGCGGCGGGCCGGGTAGAACTTCTGCCACACCATGATGTCGAGCAGCTTCTTGTCGTCGTGGAACTTCACCCCGGCGTCGGAGGTGTAGCCGAGGTCGACCCATCCAGCGGGCCACGGCATGAACGGGTCGGTCGGCTGGGTTGTGCCGACAGGGGCGACCATCACCTTGCCGGTACCGGCGACGACTATCTGGGTTGCATCCTGGGGCATTTGCGTTACTCCTTTGTTGGCGCGACGAACAACCCCTCAGGGCGCCGTCTGAAGGGTTGTTTCGGGTTCAGCGCTAGCGCTACGGGTGCACGGGGACGGTCACGTCGAAAAGGACGCGGGGCCGTGCGGTTTCCTGGTCGGGTAGGGAGGTGAGTCCGAGGGCGACGGTAACCCCGGCGACGGTGCCGCTGACGCGCCGTCCGGGGAGTTGCTGCATGAGCGCCGCCAGGGCAGTGGCGGCGACGGTGTGGGCCTGCTCGTCGTTTCCGACGTCCGCCCAACCCTCGATTTGGAGTCGGGCCGGGTCGAGCCACATCGGGTACCGGGGGGCGCCGCCGACCCGGTGGAGCATGATCAGCGGGAACACCGGGTTCGGTGGGAGCCTCCCTACGTACACCCGGCCTGCTACGAGGGGGACAAGGTCGGTTTGGGTGGCCAGGAAGTCGCGGGCCAGCCGGGCGGCGTCGACGGGGACCCGCACGGTAGGCATTCAGGTCAAAGGGTCGGGTCGGGCTTCTTGCCCGCGTCCGGTGATGCCGTCGGAATCGTCCCGCCGGCGCCCGCCGGGGATGTGGAGGGCTCGGTCCCCTCCGCAGCCGGTTCGGGTGGGACCTCGCGGGCCTGGCCGTCGTTGATCATCACGCGGCCCTCGGCGTCGTCGACCTCGAGCTCGTCGCCCGGGTTGTGACCCCCGTACCAGGTGGTCAATGTCACTCGCATGGCTTCTCCTTTGTCATCTGACGATCAGACCGGTCGCCTCAACCCCGGAACGCAGGGTGTGATGCGGCGGTGTGCGGGACGTGCCGAACTCCTTGTAAGCGCCGTCCGGGTCGATGGTCTGCACCCGGCCGACCTGCTGGCCCATCTCGCCGACGGCGAGGACCGCCTCGATGGAGTCTCTGAACTGGCCGGGGTGCGGGTCGGTGGCCGGGTCGCCTACCGGGGCGATCGCCTGCGCCTCCGACGCCCCCAGCTGGGCCCGGCTGTAGAGCATGGCGCCCATCTGGGCGCTGTTGGCCAACTGCGCGGCGACGTTCGGATTCGGCGTGAAACTGGGCATTGGCGTCCCTCCTTCAGAAGGGGCAGACGAGGCTGAGAGCGGAATCGAGGATGTCGGCGGTCCCCGACGGCGTGAAGATGAACACCACCTCCGCCACCGTGTACCCAGGCAAATCGACGGTCGTCACCTGATCCCTCGATCGCACGGAACGACACCTCGTCCGTCTCCGGGTCACGGACGCCCTCATGGGCGGCCGGGTTGCCAAGTCTTACTCTCATCAGCGTTCCCTTCCTCGGCTCGGCGAGCCAACGGCTCACCCCTCGATAGATCTCAGACGTGCTGCGAAATGGTGGACGCCGCGAGGTGTCGGAGCTGGGATCGGATCCCCGACCACCTCGAACAATGACGCGAATCCGGACACCTGGAGACGGTCGAGCGGGCCGACGACAACCTCGAGACCGAGAGTCGCCTCCCATTGCGAGATGACCGTGTCGCGGCCCACGATGATCTCGACGGACTCCGTTTCCTCCAACCAGCACGCCTTCGGGTAAGTCGTGGGGACCCACGACACGACCGGCTGGCCGTAGGCGTCGGCTGACGCCGTCACGGTCCTCGTCTGTACCGTCACGTCGGAAACCAGAAGCCGCCGGAAGCTCACGCCGGTTCCTGGACCCTGACGTTGGTCACAGGTCGGTCCGCAACCAATCGACCTCGGCCTGTTCGTCTTTCGTCAGGTTCGTGGCCCCGTAGTCAACCTTGTAGCCGGTGCGGGTACCACCGATCTGCTCTCTCGCATCACCCGTGGGGTTCCCGAAGATCCGGGCCGCCACCTTCACTGTCGTCAATTTCAGGTCGTCGGGAATCACAGCGAATCCGTGGGTGTAGGTGACCTGCACTGTCGAGATGGGCCCCAGCCACGACGACAGGAAAAGATCGCCGCCCCAGTCGTCCGGCCCGTTGAAAATCGGCAGATACCCCCGGTACAGCTTGTTATTGCCCGTCAGGAACCAGGTCCCGGCCGCCACCTGACCGCTGTTGATCAGGACGTTCGACACCGACACCACCGGCCATTGCGGCAACACCAGCTCCCGCGACCACGTCCCCTGGAGCACAGCGACGTCGTTTGTCACCAGGTCGACGGTCTGACGGGTGTACCGCCGGATAGCGGCACTCACGCCCAGCAACACCAGGTTCGCCGCCGTCGCCTCCTGCGCCGAGAAAGTCACGCCCAAGACGGCCTCGAGGTCGGAGACGGCGGCGAACGCTGTCACTGGACTGGATCAGCCTGGGTAACTGGCGCCGAGACGAGTGACCTCGACGTGGATCATGCCGCCCGGGTCGACGATTCCGGTGCCTACATGGTTCGACTGCCACTCCAACACGTCATTCAGGGCGACGGTCGTGGCGCCCGCCACAACCGAGAGCGTGACGGGCGCCGCAGTGTCCGCTGCGAGAGTGCCGGCCGCGGCCACCAAGGCTTTGGTCGCCACCACGGTCGTTCCAGCACCCGCCTGGCCCTTGTTGACGAGCGACAACGTGCGGCTGTTCGTGTCCGCACCCACAATGGCTGCGATCGGCACAAAGTTCACCGCGGTCACCGTCCCGGAGTACGGGGACTCCACGACATCGGTCTTGCTGTCCGCGGCGATCGTGACCGCTGGGACCTCATGCTCGAAGGTGTGGACAATGGGGGCCTCGTCAGTCACGGTTCCTCAGTTCTGCCGCGACAGCAGCGGCGTGATCACGGTCGGTTTCGGGGGTCGGCAGGCCGGCCACGACCCCCTGGAAGGTGTAATGCTCGTTCGGGGTCGGATCGACCTTGGTTCCCCGGTATCCCTGCTCGGTCTCCTGGTCGATCTGAGCCTGCACCTGACCTTGGCCGAGGTCCTGGCCAGGATCGGTCAGTTTGGGCTCGGTGGTTGTCGAAGGGTCGGGGGGGTCTGCAAATGTGTCAGTCATTCGATCTCCTTAGTTTGGGAGGAAAGGGAGGACGGGCTTTACGGGGCCCGCAGGACGCCGAAGCCGTAACGGTTGGCGTCGACCGGCTGGTCGTAGTTGAGGGTGTTGGCCACCTGGAACGCGAACCGGGCAGTCAACCGCACCAGGGTCATGTCCTGCTGGAAGGCGTTGTACACAATGGCCCCGGTGTTGTCCTGGATGATCGCCTCCTGTGACCGGTCGATGGTGATGTCGCGCCGCACACCCAGCAGGCCCTGCGAGAAGTCGCCTGCGATCACCTCGGCCGCACCGGAACCGGTCGGCCACAAACCGCGCATCGGGTAAGTGATGGCCTCCTTGATCTCCTGAGCGAAATCGTCGTCCAACGCGACACCCATCGTCGATCGGGCGTCACGCAGCTTGCCCCTGTAGGTCGTCGCGGCCGCCAGGCCGTCGACGACGTAGCCATCCACCTCGATGGTGGCGTAGAGGGCCGACAGGTCACCGTAAACGCCTCCAGTGGCCGCCGCATTGGTGCCCCGGGTGACAACGTTGCCGGCGGCCGCGGCCGCAGTGGCGATCTCGACCGGCCACGACGCGGGCTTGTTCGAACCGAAGAAGATGGCGGCGTCAAGCGCCCGGCCGATCGCCTGCCGGCACAGAGGGATCACCGATCCCCAGGCGTCGAACTCCATGTCCTCGAGGACGGCGTCGGGGATCGGCACGATGCAGGCCAGCTCCTCGGCGTTGAGGAACTTGTTCGCCCAGTTGGCCTCGGTGGTCTGCTTCAAACCGGTGTCGCCGGTCACGAAGTAGGCGGTCGGGAGGGCCGAGAGGACGGGGAGGCGCACCTGGGCCCGGGACATCGGGATGTGCCGGAACAGGGTCATCGCCGCCGAGTCCGACTGGAGGTCGTTCAGGATGGCGTTCGACACCTCCTCTGGCATGAGGGCCTGGGCGTCGGTGCGTGAGGTGAGGTTGTTGTAAGCCATTGCGGCTCCTTCTGGTCAGTGTGTTCGGGGTGGAGCTGGCCAGAACGGAGCCAGCGGGACTACAGGCGGATGCCGGGCTCCCCTCGGAGCCACGCGTTCATGTCTGCGCCGGGTTTGCCTGCGCCGCCGCGGGCGCCGCCGTCGGCGGAGCCGGTGGTGCGCTGCTGGCCGTTGCGGGCGAGGTACGGCTTGTCCTTCAACAGGGCGTCGATCGCTTTCCCGAGCGCCTTGGTGTCGACCTCGCCGTTGTCGGACACTTCGAAGTCGGACAGGTCGAGGAAGTAGGCGGCGTCGGCCGGGTCGTTCAGCTTCCCGGCGGCGGCGGCGCGAACCTCGGCCTTCAATATCCGAGAGTTGGCCAGGGTTGTCGCCTCGGTGGCCCCCTCCGCTTTCGCCTTGGCGATCGCCTTCTCCGCCTCAGTAGCTCCCGCCGCCTTCAAACGGTCAAGCTCGGCCCGGGCGGTCTTGGCGGCCTTCTCGGCGTTGCGGCGAGCGGAGCGCTCGTCGGCGAGAGCCCGCTTACCTGCGTCGCCCAGGTCGTCCGTGATGCCGTCGGCATCATCGGTTGTGCCATCGGCGGTGTCGGTGTCGGTTGTTCCGGTGTCTTCAGCCATCGCGGCTGCTCCTTTCGTCGGGCGTCGCGCCCGGGGTTGGTGTGACCGGCGGGATCGCCCCGCAGGCCTGGCTTTACTTCGGGATTTCGAGGGTTTCGGGGGCCAGGACCGGCCACCGGGTGGCGACCAGCACCACATCCCGGCCCGTGACCGGTTTCACCGCCCGGCGGATCACAATCTCGGGGTCCCGGTCGGTCCGTAACCGGGCCCCGTTCTCCGCGCACAGCCGTTCGGCGGTCTCCCGTGTCATTTCGAGCGCCAAGCGGGCCGGGTCGTGCTCCGATTCGAGGTTGACGTCGACGAAAAGGTCTCGCATCCCGGTCACGCCTGGATCGACTCGGTGAGAACCGGTGCGGCCGGCGTCTCCGGTGCGCCGGGTACACCGACGGCCGGCGGTGTGGGCGGCATAGCGGCGGCGATGATGGCTTTCATCCGGGCGATCTCGGTCGGCGAGAAGTCGGCCCGCTCCCACAACACCTCGTTGGGGACGTCGAGGACCTTCAGTTTGATCACAGCGTCGATGTGCTGGGCCTCGGAGCGTGACTCCGGGTCCCGCCAGATCGTCTCGGTCGTCGTGATCTTCGAGGACCGCTTGTCGCCGACGACCATGAACGCCAACCGGATCACTTCCTCCCACGCCTCCCCGAAGTGGCGCATCTTCCGGCGTGTTTTCGCCACCAGACCGGTCTCCGCCGACTTGATCGACTCCCCGCTGGGGAACTGGCCGGACAGGTAGAAGTAGTGGGGCGGGGTTCGGGTCTGCGAAGCGATGTGCTGGACAGCCAACTCGATCGCCCCCACGAAATTAGTGAGATCGGTGGACCCGAACTCGCCGAACTTGGTGTCGGTGCTCTTCACCGACCACATGCGGTCGAGCATCGTCTTGAATATCTCGACTTTTTGGCCTGTCACCGGGTCGGTCGGCACGGACAGTCCGGTAGCCCAACGCTGCGGGGCGGCCCCGAACTCGGAGGCCACGATCATGTCGAGGAACAGCTTGTTGACCGCGTTCTGGAGGGGGATGGCGTCGACCAGCTCCGAGATCCCCGGGCCGAGCAGCCGCGGACGATTCATCAAAGGCACGACTGGTACGACACCGAGGCGGTTCGGGAGAGGCCACGCCTCGCCCGGCACATGGCGTTCATCCCATTTCGTCGGGCTGATCGTCGATATGCGATTCGACTTCAGTTTCGACTTCGACCGGTACTTGTAGACCCCGTCAGGCAGGTACAGGGTCCCGAAGACGAACCCGGAGTCGTCCAACCACCGTTTCATGGCGCCGATGCGAAGGTTACGGTTCCCGGCCGCCGTGGCCAGGATCATCTCCGTCGGATGCTCGATCGTGATCGACGGGTACTTCGGGTCGTCGCCGTCCCACACTAGGGCGTAGCAGCGGCCGTTGATCAAAGCCTCGGTGTGGGCCAACTGGCTTTGGGCGTCCAGTTGGTTGGCCTGCCAAATCGCCCACGCCTTCTTGTCGCCGGCGACGTTCTCGCCGAGCCGGAATCCCTCCACATTCAGTCGTTCCTCGACGGCGTCGACGACCAACGCCATCCAGTTGTCGGCGAACTCCCGGAAGTTGTACCCGAAAGCGTCCCGGAACTTCGGTGTAGCGAACGCCAGCGGGTGGCGGCCCTCGTAGTAGTCGTTGTAGACACTCAACCGGTTCTGGTCGGCGTTGAGATCCTTCTCCAACCGGGTCATCCACCCGAGCGGGGTGGTTGGCAGCGCCTCGACGGGCTGATCCTGGCCATTCAGGTCATCCGTGGCGCCCACCTCCCCTCTACCAGCTGACCAGTTCGTCCTCGGCCGGGTCTTTCGGTGTCGCACCTGCCGCCAACGCGTCGCCCCTCGCCTCCCACGACAACGCCGCCACGCGGGCTGCGTCGACATGAAGGACCGAGTCGGGACGTTCCTTGGCCACGATCCACAGCGGGTGACCCTCGTCGTCTCGGACGCCGGCGAGGACACTCTTGCGGGCGTTGCCAACATGGGCGGCGAGGACCGGGTCGCCGTCATGGGACAACTCGCCGGCGGCCTGGGCGTGAGCGAAGTTCCGCAACGCGATCGCCCAAGGCTTCCGCCGCTGCGAGATCGGCCACGCCAACACCCGTTCTTTGCCCCACCGTCCAGCCCACGCGTCCACGTAGGTGTCCCAGTAGTCGGGGATGGCGTAAACCCTCCACACGTCCCAGGACGCGAACGTCGAGGCGAGAGCGTCGGTCACCTCGAGACCAGGGACCTCCTGACCCTCGAAATCCCGTGAATCCCAGGTGGCCACCGTCCACTGGTAACCCGAATCGACGGCCGTCGCGACGATCGCCGCCGAATTGTCGTACCGGCCGCCACCGAAACCCACAGTGATCAGCGACCCCATCGGCGCCGACGCTGTCGGGTCGGCGAGCGCCGCCCACCGTTTCGGGTCGAAAGCGGCGTCGGAGCCCGCCACCACCCGGTTCCCGAAGAACCTTTCCGCCTGGCCCGGGTCGACCTCGAGCAGCTCCGCCGCCTCCCCCTCGATCGAATCGATGTCCACCCACGGGGCGCCGTCGTAGTTGAAACGGTGGATCCTTCGCCGCTCAGCCTTGTTCCGGTAAGACAAGCCGGCAGGCGGGAGCCGGTAATCCTTGTAAATGTCCGGGGCCTTCGACTCGAACGTTCGTTGAGCCACCGACCCCTCCGCAGGGTCCCAGGCGTTCGTCGTCTCGATGGCCCTGCCGCCCATCCCCGCCAAACCGCGGCGCTGAGTCTCAGCGACCTTCACCATCCCCGTCGCCGGTGTCCACAACCCCGTCTCGTCCTGCGGGACGAACGTGACCCGCTGACCGAGCCGCGACCGGGCGTTCGACGTCACCACATCGATCCGGCCGTCCCCTGGGAGCCGGATGAACTCCTCGCCCGTCTTCGGGATAACAGCGTGCAAGGGGCCGTTGTCGATCATCGACCTCAAAGCGTCGTACGTGTTGTCCGTCTGATCCTCCGACGTCGCCGTGATCTGGATCAGCGGCGTCGGCCACGGCATCCCCATCGGCTCGCCCATCTCGTACTCATGCACCCAGCCGCACTCGCAACCCCAATCCGAGCACACCCAGGCGTCGCTCGGCCCAGCCCAACCGGCGAACAGGACCGGCCCGACCGCCTCAGGACAAATCACCGACGCCACCAACGGGTTCTTGCCCCACTTCTGGGACCGCACCAGCTGACTCCGCCGGTATACGAACGCCGTCGCCAACTGCCCCACCAAAGCCGACTCCTTCAACCGGTAATGGCGGACAATGAAGGTCAACTGCTCCGGGGGATGAACGAACGGCCGGCCGAAACTGAAACCGTCAGGCACCACACAATGACGCTGCACCCAGTCCGAGATCAGATACCCGAGAGACGGGAAGTCCCCCGGGTACTCAGGCCCCTTCCACACCCGCATCGTCAGTCGCGACAACCCTCAGCCTGCTCCGAGCCGACTCCATCTCCGCCACCGGAGCAGCCTTCGCGTCCGACACCTCGACCGGCCGGCCGATCCGCCACCGGTTCGACCTCAACCCCGGCGTCGTCAACCCCAACGAATCCGCCAACTGGCGGACCGTGTTCACAGCCGTCGCCGGACAATTCCGCTTCTCCGCCACCACCAGGCGCCGCACATACAACGCCACCGTCAACTCCAGGCCCTGACGTCCCCACTCGACAGCCTGGGGCATCACCCACAACTGGGCCCACAAATCCGACTCCCGCTTCAACGGCTTCGTCAACGGCCACACCGGCAACTCACCGGCCCGGCCCTCCGCCGGCAACGTCACCCACTCCGACTGATCAGACGGACGATCCCGCCGCAACGCCAACGGATCAGGCGCAGGACCAGAACGAGAACGAGCCCCACCCGACGTCATCAGCCCGCACCACGACGGCGAAGGTGATACGTCAACCGGTCACACCGATCCACGCTCGTCGAAAAAGGCTCCCAACCCTCAGCCAACAACGCACCCAGCTCCCGGGGGCCGTCAGCAACCATCACGACCAACCGCAACTGCCAGCGGACCAACTTCGACTCAGGCATTCACACCTCCACGGGCATCGCGCCCGGAAAAACCGAGGCCCCCGGATCGCCCAAGAGCGTTTGAACCTGCCCGACCCCAAAACCCACCGGACCTTGGTCAGAAGCCTGTCCGGCCGGGTGGTTGTACCCCCGGGGTGGTGGCGGGGCTGG